AAGACCGGTGAAGAAGCCTATAGAAATCTCGGAATTTCCCAAAGTGAGTATTTGGCAACAGCTAATAAAATGGGTGCATTGTTCCAAGGCTCTGGCATTGAACAGCGAAAAAGTCTTGAATTGACCGAAAAAGCGATGCAACGTGCAGCAGATATGGCATCTGTTATGGGTATAGATATGTCTTCTGCCATGGAAGCGGTTACGGGAGCGGCAAAAGGCAACTTTACCATGATGGATAACTTAGGTGTTGCCATGAATGCTACAAACATCGAAGCTTATGCTCTTGCTAAGGGACTAGATTTCACTTGGAATACCGCTACACAAGCGGAAAAAGCGGAAGTCGCAATGCAGATGTTTTTTGAGAACACACAGCAGTATGCCGGAAACTTTGCGAGAGAGTCAACTGAGACCATTTCTGGTTCTATTGGGTTATTACAAGCTGCACTTGGCTCTTTTACAGCAGGACTCGGTAACGCTAATGCAGACATGACAAATTTGACGGAAAATCTTGTGGATGCATTCCGTGCAGTCGTTAAAAATATCGTGCCTGTTTTAGAAAACATCGTAACCGCACTCCCGCCTGCGTTCGATGCAATTTTAACAGCAATAGGTGACCTGCTTCCGATGTTGTTGGAAACTGTCACGAGCCTGTTCACGCAAGTGTTGGAGACACTCTTGAACTTACTGCCTGAACTGATTCCTGCGGCAGTAGATGCGGTGATGACCATTGTGGTGGCGCTAATTGAAAACCTTCCACTTCTGATTGATGCGGCGGTGCAACTGGTGACTGCGCTTGTAGAAGGTATAGGCTTGGCATTGCCACAATTAATACCTGCTGCTGTAGACGCTATTACAACAATAGTGCAGAGTCTACTGGACAATCTCCCCGTCCTGTTAAATGCTGGACTGCTATTAATAATGGGTTTGGCACAAGGGATTTTAGATGCCTTGCCCCAGCTCATTTCCGCTTTGCCCACCATTATTACGGGTATCGTGGACTTTATTACGCAAAACCTCCCTCTTATCGTTGAAATGGGTATAGCTCTTGTTATTCAGCTTACGGCAGGCCTTATTAAAGCTTTGCCTCAACTGATCGCAAACCTTCCCCAAATCGTCACAGCTATTATTGCAGGCATTGGCAAAGCTGCCCTTTCTATTGTGGAGGTAGGCAAAAACATCGTCTTAGGCTTATGGGATGGGATTGCCTCCATGATTACTTGGGTTAAAGATAAAATCAGCGGTTTTGTCGGCGATATTGTAGGTGGAATCAAAGGGTTATTGGGAATTCGATCTCCATCTGCTGTCTTTGCTGAAATGGGAACAAATATGGCTCTTGGCATTGGACAGGGCTTTGCAAATAACATGAATGAAGTAGAAAAAGGCATGGAAAACGAGATTCCTACTGATTTTGAAGCTACTTGGAATGAACTTACCAGTAATGCAATTAAGTCCTGGAGTAAAATTGTCGTTAGCGCCGAAGAAATCTGGACAAAACTGCAAGCTTTCTTTAAGGAAAGCTGGAAGCAAACTAGCGATAATTTTAGTGCAATCTGGAAAGGAATTAATGATATTGCCATAAATGTCTGGTCGAGCATAAGAGCAACTGCCAGTACAGTCTGGACAGCGATGTATGACTTTTTCCTGAAGAACTTTAACGCTGTTAAAGGCAACTTCCAACAAACTTGGGGTGATATTTCAAGAATTGCCGATTCAGTATGGCAAGGGATTAAAACTTCAGCAATAGGAATTTGGAATGCTATCAGCGACTTCTTTCTCAGCAGTTGGCAAAATACTAAAGCAAACTTTGAAAACATCTGGTACAGCATTAGAGATATCTTCATCAATATCTGGACAGGACTTCAAACTACAGCAACGGTTTTAATTACTGGAGTGGTAAACAACATGAAGGCGGCATTTAATATTGACTGGTGGAGCGTGGGCAGAAACATTATTGACGGCATAACCAGCGGTGTAATGGATGCTGCTAAAAGCTTGGCAAGAGCAGTGGCCAATGCTGCTCGGGCAGCTCTTGATGCAGCCAAATCAGCTCTTGGCATTAGCTCGCCTTCAAGGGTATTCCGAGATGAAGTGGGACTGCAAATTGGAGCAGGCTTTGCTGATGGTATTGATAAAAGTAGGCAAAGATTAATCGATAGTATGAACGCGCTAGTAAACGAAGTAAAAGCAGAGGCAGCACTAAACATTACGGGATTAGATATCGAATTAAAAGACGGGGCAAATATTACTAGAGCAGGGGCTGGGGGTATCACGCAAAATATAACGATTATCTCTCCCAAGCCTTTATCAGAGCGGGAGCTAGCCAGGGAATTTCAAAAAACCTCTCGAAAACTTGCAATGGGGGTGATCTAGTTGGAACTAACCTATGTTAATGATGCCGGAGAGAGCGTTACTTTGCGGCAAAGAAAACCCCTCTTTTTACAAAGCATAGACGGCACAGGTGCAGTAAAGCATATTATCTCCACCTTTAAAGCTCCTAACCAAGATGGCGGTGTGTTTGTCTCCGGGAGTCTAGATATGAGAAATATCACTATTGAGGGAAGGATACTGGCAGACTCCATCGAAAAAGCCTATGAACTTAGAAAAATGCTACTAAATTCGTTTAACCCGAAATATAAAGGAAGGCTGATCTTTAAGAATTTAAGCATTCCCTGCATTGTTGAAGAAGCTCCGGTATTTAAGGCAGACAGTCAGAAGACTCCTGCTTTTTTTATTAGCCTCCTTTGCAGCTCACCTTATTTTGAAACGGTGGAGGAACTAACTAAACTATTAGCCGGCTGGCATCCAAATTTCGGCTTTGAATTAGAGATACCAGTTGAGGAAGGAATCGAGATGGGTTTTCGTGAGGAGAGTCTGATCATCCCTGTTGAAAATGTAGGCAGTGTGCCTTGTGGAGCAACTTTCGAGTTTATTGCCCAGGGGATTGTAGAAGATCCCATGGTTATTGATGTAGTAACGGGTAAATTTATTAAGCTAAACAGGGTGATGCAGGTAGGAGAAATTATCACCATATCAACCCACTTTGCCAATAAGCGAGTGTTATCTAGCTTAGAAGGCGGTACTAATGCCTTTGCCAGTCTTGATGAAAACTCCGACTTCCTGCAGCTTGCAGTGGGCACTAACCTCCTTCGCTATGATGCAAAGAAAAACCTTAATAACTTAGAAGTCAATGTGTATTTTAGACCGCAGTATTTGGGGGTGTAGCTTTTGCTTAATGTATATAACAGGAATTATGAAAGAATTGGCTATATTGAAAGCTACTCCTATTTAAGCTGGATTAGGAGATATTCAACTGTTGGGGAGTTTGAGTTAAAATGCGCACCGGAAAACTTACCCCTCTTATCCCTTGGCAACATTTTAGCAAAGATCAACGATAATGAAGGTGCAATAATAGAAACAATCTTAATTGAATCGGTGGAACAAGAAGTAATTACTGTGCGTGGACGTTTTTTAGGTGTAGTGCTTGAAAGTAGAATCATTTGGGACACTGAAAACCTACAAGGAGATCTTGGCCAGTGTATTGGACAATTAATCAATAATCATGCCATTAACCCGGGCGATACAGACAGGTGCATACCAGGCCTTAGTTATGAAAGTATTTTGATTGGAAAAAACATCTCCATGCAGGTTAGCTTTAAGAACTTGCTCGAAACAGTCACAGGGATAATAAGCGAAGCTGGGATTGGCATTAAGGCAGTTTTAACCAAGGATGGAATTTTACTTTCACTATATATGGGACGTGAGCATCCCTTTGTTTTTTCTAGGGAATTTGAAAATCTGCTCTCACAAAACTACACCGATAGTATTAAGGATTATGCCAACATTGCCAAGATTGCTGGAGAAGGTGAAGGCAGCAGCAGACTGATGGTGGTGCTTGGGGATGAAGTGGGATTTAACCGCAAGGAAATATTTGTTGATGCCAAGGACCTAAGATCAAGCGAATATGAAAACAATGAGCAATACCTAAAAGCTCTAGAACTGAGAGGTAAAGAGAGACTTTTTGAGAGGCGCAGGCGGGAGAGTTTTGATGCGGTTGCCAACACCAACAGTAACCTAGTCTATCGAGTAGACTTTGATTTGGGAGATATTGTAACAGTAAAATCAAGCCTACTTGGTATATCTAGAAGGCTCAGAATAACGGAAATAATAGAAACCTACGATGCAGACGGCCTTCATGTGGACTTAGTCTTTGGCGATCCATTACCCACATTGGGAGAACGCTTGAAAGGGGTGGTTTGATGGAACGAAGCGCTTTTTTTAATTCAGTGGCAGGTGATAGAAAATACAAGGCGGAGATTTTTGCAGGCTACTTTTCAAAGTTTATCACTAACGGCATTTTTCCACTGCCTGCAGACAATTTAAGAATTGCTGCCTATGACAGGATGGAGATAAAAGCCCACAAGGGTACAGGCTATATTAATGGATATCTATATGAAAACACCGATACATTAATCCTCAAAGTTTCTACTGCCGATGGACTAAAACCCCGAATAGACAAGGTAGTGCTTAGATGGAGCCAAGTAGATCGGAATATTCGAATCTATATAAAAGAAGGGATACCAAATTCAAATCCGACAGCTCCTTCCTTAGAACGAGGAGCAGATATCTATGAGCTGGGGCTTGCCAATATCTATGTTGCTCAAGGGGCTTATGAAATACGGGAAGCGGATATTACTGATACAAGGCTTGATACAGAAAGCTGCGGTATTGTGAACTCTATCTTGCAAGCTGATACTACAGCGATTTTTAACCAATATCAAAGCTGGTTTAATTTAAGAACCAGCCAATATGACGCTGAACTAAATGCCTTTTTAGATGGGTATGAGGGAGACAAAGCCGACTGGGTTACTGCAATGGAGGCATGGACAACAGCTACGAAGGCTTGGTATGAAAACAGCTTAGCTCAGTTTCTAAATGAATATGAAGCTGCAAAAGCACAGTGGCTTGCTGATATGAATGCCTGGTTTACAACTACCACTTCTACTTTTGAAACTGAACTTTTAACTAAGCAAGAGGAATACAGCACAAGAGCCGAGGATTACTTGGCACAAATTGAAAGCCTAATCGGTGACGCAGAAGCTGGAGAATTGCTTAATCGTGTCCGGTGGCTGCAGGAAAACTTAGGGTTTATACCTATTGATGCTGGGGACTTCTTTGAAACATATGTAGACTATTCACCAGATGGTGGAGAATTTTAAGGAGGAGTGAGTTATGGCAACAATTAAGCTTAAACGAGGGCAAAGCACTAACCTGCCAAGTCTTAGTCTCCAGGCGGGAGAGCCGGCTTTTACCCTTGATACAAAAAAGCTCTATATAGGGGATGGTACAGAAAAGGTACTTATTAATCCCGATATTGGAGCAAATGAGATAACAGATGAAAATATTGGGAACAGAACCATAGACCAAGGGATAGCTGCTACAGTTTCAAATACAGGAACTCTGACGCAGCTGTTTTCTTTTCTAGCAAAAGTCATCAAAAGCATCACCGGTAAAACCAACTGGTATGACGCTCCAGTAAAAACCATTGCAGCACTAAATACTGATATATCAAATCATGCTGGAAATAGCTCTGTTCATGTAACAACTCAAGACAAAGCCAACTGGTCTGATAAATACACAAAAAATGAAATTGATAACAAGTTCTCCACTTTAGAGACAAATATTGACTGGAAAGAGTCGGTTGATACCTATGCAAGTATCGCTACTACCTATCCTAATCCTCAAGACGGTTGGACAGTGAATGTCAAAGATACAGATTACACCTATCGATATAGCGGAACCGAGTGGGTTGCTATTTCCGCAAACGCAATTCCTAAAGCCACAGCTGAAATTGACGGTTTGATGGCTAAAGAAGATAAAGCTAAGCTTGATGGGGTGGCCGCGGGTGCCAATAATTATACTCACCCAGCAAGCCATGTAGCTACTATGATCACGCAAAGTTCTACCCATCGTTTTGTATCGGATGCGGAAAAAAACACTTGGAATGGCAAAGCAGATATAGATAGTCCTGAGTTTATTGGCACTCCAACAGCGCCAACGCCCAGTTCCGAGGATAATTCAACCAGACTTGCCACAACCGCCTTTGTAAGATCATTAGGTTATATTCCAGCTAGTGGGGCAATTGATGGCGGCACATTTTAGGAAGGGGGTTAAAGATTATGGCCAATAAAATACAAATACGGCGAGGGCTAAAAACAAATCTGCCTGCTTTAGATGTGGGAGAACCTGCCCTTTGCACTGACACGAAGGAAGTGTTTGTTGGAAATTCTGGTGGAAATGTTGCACTTATTAATAAGGAAGTAATGGATTCCCACCTCGAAAATTACATTTTACAAATACCCTATGGAGTTGCATCAGGGTCGGCAAACACTTATACAGTAACCTTAAATCCACCCCTGACTAGTTATACAGAAGGGGTGGCTGTAGCGGTTAAAATCAATGCGAGCAACACTGGTGCTTCAACGATAAATATTAACAGCAAGGGTGCTAAATCTATAAGAGACCCAAGAGGGAATGCTTTAACTGCTGGGAAACTTATAGCAGGCAGCATTTATACATTGAGGTACAATGGCACAAATTTTATCTTACAGGGTGAAGGGGCAACTGGTAATGCTACTGCGTCTGACCTTCTCTCTGGTAAAACTGCATCAACAGACGCAGGAGAAATAACGGGGTCTATGCCTAATAGGACTGGTCATGTAACAGCGCAAAGTAGAATTGTGAGCGGTACAACTTTAAGATTTAGACCCCAGCCTGGCTATTATGACGGGTCAACTACCAATAGTGTACAATACTCGGACAGCAATTTCATAGCAAGTAATATACTTAAAGGCAAGAGTATCTTTGGCCTCAGCGGTTCTGCAGAACCTAAAAGACTTGGTTTTACTCGAACAACTGCTTCTATTAACTGGGGAGCCAGAAATTATGGTCAAGCAATTGTTTTTGACGGAAAGATGTGGCATATGGGCGGTTTTGACAGTAATAACAACCTACCTAGAAATGTTTGGTATACAACTAATGGGACATCTTGGACTCAAGCTACTTCAAGCGCTGGGTGGACAGGTAGGTATTTGTTTGGTCTACTGAATTATGATAATAAAATGTGGGTTTTTGGTGGTTTTACATCTTCTAGTGAAATAAATGATGTTTGGTATACGACTAACGGCTCTTCTTGGACTCAGGCAACTTCTGCGGCTGCCTGGGAGAAAAGACATATGTTTGGCTATACTGTGTTTGACGGAAAAATGTGGTTGACAGGTGGTAGTACAAGCGGTGCTGTAAGAGATGTATGGTATTCAACTAATGGTAGTGTATGGACTCAAGGTGCGCAACCAGGTTGGTCGGCTAAACGCTACCATAAAATGCTGGTATATGATAATAAGATGTGGGTTATTGGAGGCTGGGATAACCAGCGTGATGTTTGGTATACAACTAATGGTTCAACCTGGACTCGAGCTACAGCTACCGCTTCATGGTCTGCCAGAACGGGTTTTAGCGCTGAAGTTTTTGATAACAAAATGTGGGTTTTTGGTGGCTCTACGTATAATGATGTTTGGTATTCTACTGACGGATCTTCTTGGACAAAAGCCTACAATAACGCTGATTGGAGTCCACGAAGTGATGTTGGGTCGGCTGTATTTGGTGATAAACTTTGGATTATGTGTGGCTATGACGGAACTAAAAACCTTTCAGATGTATGGTACGGGGAAATACAGTCAGATGGGATAATATTTTAGGAGGGGAAAATAATGATTGAATACAGATTGATTGACGGTGGCTATGAGATTTATGTGAATGGAGCAAAAGTTATTCACCAGCCCCACAGTCCAACAAGGGGGTTAGATGTCACCCTCGCTGAAGGAGAGGCAGAAAGATTGGCTAAGTTAGTATGTAAAAAGCTTGAACTTGGCACATCTGCTGTTGTAGAAAGCAGCGAGGAGGCAGAATTGATGGCAGAAACTTCGGATGCTCGAATTCAAGAAATGGCAGAAACTTCATTCTCGGAGTATAAGAAGATGGCTCAAGAATCGCAAAATACAATAGTAAGTCTTAAAAAGGAGATTCAAGATTTAAAGGGGCTTATGGAACAGTTTTTAGGAGAAAAATCACAAATCGAATAGTTGAATTGCAGTAGTCTTATTGAGAGTAAGGATCAAATGCGTCTTAAGGCATCTATTTACAGATGTCTTTTTTTATGTGAAAGTGAGGTAGAATATGAAATCGATATGGGTTAGCATCCAGCTTGGATTTGCTACAATTGGCGGTTTTCTTGGCTGGTTTTTAGGAGGATTTGATGGCTTTCTATATGCCCTTGTAGCCTTTGTTGTAGCAGATTACATCACAGGAGTTATGTGTGCCATTGTTGATAGATCGCTATCCAGCGAGATTGGTTTTAAAGGCATCTTTAAGAAGGTGCTCATTTTTGTTATGGTCGGCATTGGCCATATCATTGACACCAATCTTATAGGAAATGGAAGCACAGTAAGAACCGCAGTCATATTTTTCTACTGCTCAAATGAAGGTATTTCAATGCTTGAAAATGCTGGGCACCTTGGATTGCCAATACCACAGAAACTTAAGGAAATCTTGGCACAGTTGCATGATAAGGGTGGTGAAAGAGAATGAATCTGAAAAAACTAATCTTAATCAACAATGCCTGCTATAAAGCAGGCAAAGCAATAACACCGAAGGGTATAATGGTTCACTCAACAGGGGCTAACAACCCGTGGTTGAAGAGATATGTTGGTCCGGATGACGGTTTGCTCGGAAAGAACCAATACAACAATCATTGGAATCAGGATAAACCTGGAGGTCATCAAGTTTGTGTCCATGCTTTTATTGGTAAATTAGCAGATGGCTCCATTGCCACCTACCAAACATTGCCTTGGAATCATCGTGGTTGGCATGCTGGAGGAGATGCGAATAACACGCATATAGGATTTGAAATTTGCGAGGACGATCTAACCGGTGCCTCGTATTTTTCTGCTGTTTATAAGGAAGCAGTAGAGCTTTGTGTACACCTTTGCAAACTCTATGGACTATGTGAGAAGGATATCATCTGTCACAGTGAAGGGCATAAACTAGGCATTGCCAGTAACCATGCGGATGTGATGCACTGGTTTCCTAAACATGGCAAGACCATGGATACCTTTAGAGCAGATGTTAAGAAACTTCTAAGCGAAGAAGAAAAATCAGCAGAACCAGTGCAAAAGAAATACTACCGTGTACAAATAGGTGCATACACTGTCAAAGCAAATGCTGAGGCACAGTTTGCAAAAGCTAAAAAGGCAGGATTTACGGATGCATTTATTAAGTATGATTAATCAAGGGGAGCGAGTAAATAAGCAATTATGCTTTAGCTTTACAGAGTTTCCCTAAAAATATTAACCATTAGATGTATATAGCCTGTGGGGGTTATTCCCTTGCAGGCTCTTTTTTTTATGCTCTGATTTTATTTTATTTTTACAAATCCTCAACTTCGACCTGTTCCCGCGGCTATTAGGTAGGAGGTGATTCTACATGAATCAGTATGAGGATAAAAAAGTTATGAAGATCTCAGATGGGGTTATAGACGAAAGCATCGAATTAAAGAAAATGTCACAGGAGCAGCTACAGCGTGAGTTTGATTATATTCAAGCAGAGAAATTACTTAGAAAGATGCTCCAAAAAGGTTTAATAACGGAAGCAGAATTCAACAAGATAGACGCACTTAATCGCCAAACTTTCTCTCCTTTTTTAGCCGAGATAATGCGCTGAAGTCGTTGATATATAAGAGTTTCAGAGGTAATATGTGACCTACCAAGAAGGAGGTGAGGCGATGAAAAAGATAACGAAAATAGAAGGAAATAAGGTTGCATCGATTGTCAAACCTAAACTACGAGTAGCCGCATACTGTCGTGTCTCTACGGGCAGTGATGAACAGTTAGTAAGTCTACAAGCACAAAAATCCCATTATGAGACTTACATAAAGGCAAACCCAGAATGGGAGTATGTTGGCTTGTATTATGATGAGGGAATTAGTGGCACCAAAAAAGAAAACCGAACGGAACTTCTCAGAATGCTGTCAGATTGTGAAAATAAGAAGATTGACTTAATTATTACAAAGTCCATTAGTAGGTTTGCGAGAAACACTACGGATTGTTTGGAGATGGTTCGTAAACTGTTGGACCTAGGGATTTATATCTATTTCGAAAAAGAAAATATCAATACCCAATCAATGGAAAGTGAGTTGATGCTTTCTATATTAAGCGGGCTTGCAGAAAGTGAGTCAATCTCCATTTCAGAAAATAACAAGTGGGCAATTCAAAAGAGATTTCAGAACGGAACTTTTAAGATTTCATACCCACCATATGGTTATGACAACATTGACGGTCAAATGGTGGTAAATCCTGAGCAAGCTGAAATTGTAAAGTATATTTTCGCAGAAGTATTATCAGGCAAGGGTACACAGAAAATAGCAGATGATCTTAATCAAAAGGGTATCCCCTCCAAAAGAGGCGGTCGTTGGACCGCTACAACAATTCGAGGAATTCTAAAAAATGAGAAATATACCGGGGATGTTATACTGCAAAAAACCTATACAGATTCCCGTTTTAATAAGCGCACCAATTATGGTGAGAAAAACAGATATTTAATAGAAAATCACCATGAGGCAATTATCAGCCATGAAGTGTTTGAAGCAGTAGAGGCTGCCTTAAATCAAAGGGCAAAAGAAAAGGGAATAGAAAAGCGTAATGATAAGTACCAACATCGGTATTCTTTCTCCGGAAAAATTATTTGCTCGGAATGTGGTAGCACCTTTAAAAGACGAATTCATTCGTCCGGCACAAGAAAATATGTAGCCTGGTGTTGTAGTAAACACTTAAAGCAGATAACAGAATGTTCCATGCAGTTTATTCGAGATGAGGATATAAAGACGGCCTTTGTTACTATGATTAACAAGCTGATTTTCGGTAGAAAACTTATTCTACAACCACTATTAGATGCTTTGCGTGGAATGAGCAACTCTGATAACCTTTCAAGAATTCAGGAATTAGAGAAGCAAATTGAAAAAAATGCAGAACAGAGAGAACTGCTTGTAAAGCTTATGGCAAAGGGTTATCTAGAACCTGCCCTTTTTAACAGAGAAAACAATGAACTGCAAATGGAAGCAGATAATTATATGGGGCAAAAAGAAGCTTTAATTCATGCTTTAAATGGAGAATTATCAAAGGTGCAGGAAGTCAGTAACTTAATAAAGTTTACAAATAAGGCTGAAATGATAAACACTTTTAACGAGCAAATTTTCAATGATCATATTGAAAAAATTATCGTTTTCTCAAGGGTAGAGATAGGTTTTGTTCTGAAATGTGGAATCACACTAAGGGAAAGGATGTGAGAAAAGTGGCGCATACGCCTTATGGCTATAGGATAGAGAATGGAATAGCAGTTATCGATGAAGAAAAAGCTGAAAAGGTTAGGAATTTATATAAGGGTTACTTATCAGGCCTTTCCTTATCGGTCGCGGCAAAGTCTGCTGGAATAGATGCTTATCATGGAACTGCTGGAAGGATGCTAAGAAATGAACGTTATCTTGGTGATGATTATTACCCTGCCATCATTGATAAAGAGACCTACGAAAGAGCAGAAGCAGAGAGGGTAAAGAGAGCAAAAAAGCTAGGCAGAATCTTTGAACCCAAGAAAGAAGATGAACCTACTATTTTTAAGAAGTTTACCATAGGACAAGTAATTCAGAAGTATCAGCCGCCGGTTCATATCGGAAGAAAACACCGGCAACCCGTTCCGCGACACAGGAAACGCAAGCCTCAGGTTCGCGACGGAATATAGCGTTATTTTCAGAGACTTGATTGTTAAAGGCGACAAATACATGCATGGCTATGACGAAAAAATGACGCCGGTTTTAATCGAAGAGATGCAAAGGGACCCTGAGTTGAATGGGTTTTCTGTTGACGAGCTGAAAACAATCCTGTTAAAAATGAGGATATTTCAGTTAGGGCTCTCGATGATGGCTGCCAACGGCTTGCTGCCCAAAGAGTACACGAAGCAAGAGATGACGGATATCTTATCAAGCTCCGCCGATGATGTAATAATGTCGGCTAAATTAAGAAAAGGGTTTTTCAATAAATGAAGCAGGGGGAGAAAATGACAATGAATAGGGTAGTTATAATCGGGGGAGGGATTGCCGGATTGAGCGCGGGCATCTTTGCCCAGAAAAACGGCTTCCAAAGTGTGATTTTAGAGAAAAACAAAACTTTAGGCGGGGAATGCACCGGCTGGGACCGCCACGGCTACCACATAGACGGCTGCATCCATTGGCTGGTCGGAACAAAAAACGGGACTCCGATGAATGAGCTCTGGGTCGCTGTGGGAGCCCTGGACGGAGTTGAAATCTATCACCCTGAAAGCTTTCTTGCGTTTGAGCATGACGGCGCAACGGTGCATTTCTACCGCGACCTTAACCGGCTGCGGGCAAGCTGGATAGCGCTGTCGCCGCAGGATGAAGAGGCAGTCAATGAATTTTGTACCATCATAGAGCGTATGCAATCCTATGAAAACCAAGCCGGCAAACCGGCGGACCTGATGGGTATAGCGGAAAAAATCAGGCATATGGCTTCGATGAAAGACGTGGGGAGGGTTGTCTTAAAATATGGGAAGGTGAGCCTGAAGGAATACGCGAAAACCTTCAGGCATCCTGCGCTGCGTGAAGCACTGGCGTCTTTTTTGCCGGAAGGCTACAGTGCCCTGTCCATTTTCTTCGCGCTGGCGGCCTTCACAAAGGGGCAGGCTTCCGTACCCTACGGGGGTTCCAGAAAGCTTGCACAGCGTATGGTTGAGCGTTATTTGACTCTTGGAGGGGTTATAGAAGCTCCGTGTGAAGCCGTCGGGCTGGACCTTGGCCGCAATAGGGTACGCAGCGTCATCTGCGACATCGGAAAAACTTTTGAGGGGGACTATTTCATTGCTGCTTGCGATGCGCGTGTTTTGTATGAGCGGCTGCTGAAGGGCGGATACGATGACCCGCAGTTTCGGAAACGATACGACGATCCCAAGAATTATCCGCTGGCCTCGGAAATTCGCATCGCATTGGGCCTTGAGGGCAGAATGGACGGTATTCCGCGCAGCTTGCGCTTCCCTGTCACTCCCTTTAAGGTCAATGAAACGTGGATTGATATGCTGACTTTGACCCATTACAGCCATGAGCCGGACTTTGCGCCATACGGACACACCGTGATTACCTGCAGCATCAATCAATTCTATCCGGATTATGATGCATGGAATGCCCTTTTTCAGGACCCCGAGGCTTATCGGCGGGAAAAACTGAGAATCGGACAGCAGGTTGTCATGTCGATTGAAACAAGATTTCCCCATATGAAGGGAAAACTCAAATTGCTTGATGTAGCTACTCCTAAAACATTTGAACGGTACTGCAACGCTTACCGGGGCGCGTTCATGTCCTTTCTGCCCACAATTAACGGCAAGATGATGGCGCACACCGGACGCATCAAAGGGTTAAAAAACATTTTTTTAAGCGGCCAGTGGCTGCAGCCCCCCGGAGGGCTGCCCGTGGCATTGATTACAGGGAAGGACACAATCATGCGGCTCTGTAAAATGAGAAAACAACCGTTTATTTATTGATCATTGATATGAAAGGTGGTTGATATTATGACACAAGAGCATATTTCGGGAATGTTGTTAATACTCATCTCTTTACTGCCACTGCTTTTTCCCAAACAAATATGGAAGGTTACAGAGGCATGGAAAAACAGTGGAACTATAGCACCCTCTAAAGGTTATATCATTGTACTTAGATGCGTGGGGATAGTTATTCTGCTGACAGGTTTTATTGTCTTTACGATGTGGGAGCCATGGATCTAA